AACTTTTGTTATTGAATAACCTGCAGCTTTGTTAATGTTGGTTGCTGTTATTCCATCAAAACTTTCTGCATCTCTAAAACGAACAGTATCGCTTGAAGACCTACCATGATTAATTTCTGTAACAGTTATGGTAGAAGAACTTGCACTACCTGTTTTAAAAGAATCTATATTTAATAACACGGCAACACTTGGTTCTGTTCTATCTACTCTAGCGTTTTGTAAAGCTTCTGGATCTGCCCCATGAACTTGTAATTCTAATTGTGGTTGTTTAGATTCAAACTCAGAGAAATGAACCAAAGAACCGTTCCATTCTTTAACCATTTCATTATATGGAAACTCCATACCACTTCTATCGGATATAGCCTTAGCATATTTACCTCTTGCAAAATTTGTCATGTTCCTGGAAAGTATACCTTTGGTGTTAGATAAGTGCTAGTAGAAGAACTGTCTTCTGTAAGAGCCCTGTTTAATTCATCTTCATATAATAATTTTAAATTCTGTGATCTATCAGGAGCTATTTTTAAACTTAAATAGTAAGCTAGCCCTGCACACATACAAGGAATAAAACGATACACTACATCCGTTTGATTAGTGTAAGCTCCTGCATCTTCAATTCTTTTTAAATAATAAAATTTTAATAAAAAACTTGATCCTGAGAAACTACTACTAGGTGTTTGATATAAAAAAACACTAGGAGATGTAGTTCTATCTACATAATATTGACTAGGTGTGCCTTTAGATAATTTGTTTGCAATAGAAGAATAAGCAGATCTATCTATTTTTGTAATAGGTGTATCTACAGGGGCTGTTGTAGTTGAATTATTTCTAACATATGCCTCCAATATTTCATTTACATTGCTTGGAAAATTGGTGCTATCACTTGTTGCATTATATTCTGCTTGTCCTTCTACTAAAGGAACAGCAGCTAAATCTACTTTCCATAAATGAAGACCTCTATTTCCCCACTCAGAAAATAATATATTTAAAGATCGTCTAGCACTTTTTAAACCATAACCGGTTCTAGCTGTTGCTCCGCATCTTTCGTATGCCTCTTGAATTATTTCATCTATGTCAAGGTCAAAAGCTGTAGTGCCTGATGTAGCCATTTTTTAACCTTACTTATCAATAAATATAGTAGCTGCGTCTATGTTTGTGATTGTAGAAACTTTCATTCCGCCAGGAAATAATACTCCATCTTCTGGAATGTTTGTTGAAAATACATCACCGCTAGGAACGTCAGCTTGAAACAAAGTTGCGCTATCTGTGTTGTCTTGTAGAATAATTGTTCCTGCTCCACCACCATCAGATGCTAAAATAATTCCTCTGAGTCTAGTTCTGCCTGCAAAAACTGTTCCTGTCGCTGTGACTCTTACTGCTTTTACGTCGCCTTTACTTGCCATTTTTTTCTCCTTAATTAAGTAAATATGGGGCCGAAGCCCCATATTAATTATTCTTATTGGTCTGCAAATGCAGGTACGTCTGCACCTTCTGCGTAACCCCAAATATAGTAATTTGTACTATCTTTAGCTACAATGTTAATTTCAAACAGGCCAGTGTCTGTAAGAGTTAAACTAGAGTTAGAGTTTCCATCAGAGTAAACAGATACGTTATCAGCGTTAGAATCTAAATGAACAATACCACCAATAAAGAAATTAGTATTTCCTGGTGTTACTATAATTACATTTTCTGTTTCTTCTGCAGCGCCACCATAAATAAGTTTATAGCTTTGACCGGCAACTGGAGCTGGTAAAGTAATTGTTCTGTTCGCTCCGATTGCAGGAACTACAAGTGTTCTTCCACTATGCGTTGCAGCATCAAGAGTTTTATCCTCATCTCCTAATGCAACGGGCGCATCACCCATAGTAATGATTTCAGTAATAACTCCTGTGGTAGCGTTTTTACTAACAGTTTTAACTGTGCTTTCAGATCTTAGAGGACCTGAAAAAGTTGTATTTGCCATTTTATTTACCTCCGTAGTAAATTATATACAGTCTCTACGTTCGTCTGCTAGGACAGTCTGTATATATGTTTATTTCCCTAGAAGGTTAAATATAAACGTTTTTATTTAGAGAGCAAGTCTATTTAAAAAATAAATGACTCTCATAATCTTGGTTTCTCCATCTCATTTTAGCTAGGATTCTTTTGATTCTCTCTTCAATAGATTTCATTTCAATAGTTTCCTTACCAGAATTAAGATATTGAGAATTCCACTGAGATTCGAGTTTAATTTTCTCAGCGATTAAAGACTGTGATATTGCGGTCATAATATATCTCCTTGTCAATATTATCCGCTTTTATTTTGTACATTAATTTCCCATAAAGTCAACTGATTTTCCCATAAAAAAAGGGGCCATAAAGCCCCTTTTAAAAGTAGTTATAAAATTACTTCTTATGCACCTGGTGAACCAAAGATACCTCTGAAGTCAGAGAAGCCAAAAGAGTATCTCTCTCTTGCTTTGTATCTTACGTTACCGGTATCAAAATCACCTTCCATTGAAGTTTTGATTGGTGATCTTTCAAAGTATTTTAGACCGTTAGGAACGTCAGTAATAATAAAGAAAGCATCGGTATCAGTTAAGTAGTTGTTAACTGAGTATCCTTGTGGGACCATACCCATGCTCTTTACTGCGTTAAGGTCATTATCAGCAGTTCCAACTCTGTTAGCAGAGTTCATGATTCTTTCTGCTGTGAACTGAAGTTCAGAAGGAATAATCATTTTTACTCCTCTTGATGCAATCTTCAATCCTCTTTCATCTGTGAACGCATTAATATCAATTAACGCTTGCTCAAGAGATGTTTCAGAAAGGTCAGCGGAAGTTGATAGCTCATTTTTGACAGTTCCAAAAATGGTTGGGTGGTCAGTAGCACAAAGCTCTTTACCATCACCACCTGTAAAGCTTGAGTTAAAAGCTCTGTTTAGAACGTTAGCAGCTTTCACCTGTTTGGTGTTAGCCATTGAACGTGCCAAAGCTTTTGTGTATCTGCTTGACAGTCTATCATACAAGTTGTCTTCAATAGCTTCTTCAGTAATTGAGAAAGCTAATGCAACAGTTTCATGCTGATATCTTGATGTATAAGTTTCCTGCGCGTTATCAAATGTAACTGCGGAACCTTCAGGTTTAACAGAGGCATTAGCAAAGCCACTTAACATTACTTCCTCTTCGAAAGCTCTGTCAGAAGTTTCTTTGGTAAAGATTTCCTCATGTTGATTTTCATAACGATTGTATTCCAAGCCGAATAGTGCATTCAAACCTGGCTCTAGTTCTTTAACTAGTTGATTACGTGATATAGCCATAATTTAATTACTCCTATTATAATGCTGTGTGGAATGTGTGTTCGTTAATATAAACAATGTAGTTTATATTAGCTGAACCCAATTCGCTGTTTTGTGGGTCAGTAGATATACCGATGACTCTAAGTTGGCCATCTGTTGCAGCTAAATCGGATACGTCTAGCTCAACATTGGATGTACCATTAATTGTTGAACCAGTAGCGTACACGATATCTGCTACTTTAAATATATCTGTTCTTGCTGAAGCACCATCACCTTGTACTTCGAATCTCTCGTACGGATCGTCGTATACGAAAGCGTCAATATCACCAGTAGTGATATTTGTTTGTGTGTAATGGTTTCTGAATGTTGGTTTTCCAGTTGTTGGGTCTGTATAGTTTACACCCCAAAATACACCTAGTAGTGTATCACCAGCAGCTGCCACGTCGATGAAGCCTGTATTAGAGGCTTGTGGTATAACAGGGTCGCCTTGGAATATTGAAGATGCTTCATTATCAGCAATCTGATATTCTGACATACCGCCGTTATCTGCGTTTTGTCCAACCTTACCAACAGGTTTCAAACCAAAAGCACTGTCTTGATTAGCCATTTGTTTTTACTCCTTTGTTAGTTTAGTTGATGGTTTCGGAATAACTAAAAGATTAGTTCTTCTTAGAGCCACCAAAAGTTACACGACTCTGACGATCTTGATTGATCGGCATAGTTGGGTGCTGTTCCTTCATAAGGTCGTTTTCAACTGCCTGTTCTCGATCAGCTACTTGTTGTTTAAAGTATTCTTCTCGAGACTTCGCGATCTCTTCCGGTATCCTAGCCAGCAATAGGCCACCAACTCCGATTACCCCAGCATGCTTGCCATCTTTTACGGTTGGAAAATCTGCTTCTGAATATTCATCGGCTCTCACCAATTCCCATCCAGATCTCATTTTACCCATGACGTTTTTAGTATCGTCAAGTCCCATACTTTCGGCTCTTATCCAACGGTGTCTGTATCCTGTTGGAGCAGGGGGTGCATCTAAAGATGACGGGGGAGTCCAAACTTTAGGTCGAGAGTCTTTCTCTCGAGTTTGACTCGCGCGGGAAGTTTTGTTTATTTTTGTTTCGTTTTCCATATGCTTATGCCTCCTTCGCGACTAATTGTTTCGCATATTCTTCAAGTGGCACACCTAATCGTTTAGCTATTGCGACCTGTGATGGTGTGAGCTTCACAGTTTTACGGCGTCCTATCATACCTGGACGTTTGGCTGATGCTACAGTTTGAGAAGGTTTCTCTTGTGTAGTATTATCTGTTGTACCAAATTTTTGAGGAAATTCAAGTCTTATCCGTTTATCCACTTCTTGATAATACTCTTCACTAGAAGGATCATATCCTTCTTCCTCAGTTAGTTTCTTATGTATGTCAAACGCTGTGTAAGTCATAGCATTATCTGTACCAAACCAAGTGTTTTTAGCTGCCCAAGCTTCCGCTTTAGGGTCCATTTGTTGTGCAGCTTCTTTTAATTGACTTGGATTAGCATAACCTCCTTGTGGTTGTGCAACAGGTTTTTGTTCTTCCTGTAAAGACCTAGTAGGCTTTTGTGCCTTAACTTGATTCAATCTTGCAGAATCCATGGTCAGAGCAGCTATTTCTGTTTGTGCTGCTATTTGAGCGTCGACATCCTGTGCATCAATTGCAGATTTCAACTTTATCTTAGCTGCTTCAAGATTAGATTTAACTCTATTTTCAAACTCAGAAACATAATTAGTATCTAAATTTCGATATTTATCTTGTAGCTGTTTTTGTTGTTGACTGACAGTTTGTGCGTAGGCAATCGCTTCTTCTTTTTGACGTTCCGCTTCACGCATTTTACGTGTTAGCTTTGCAATTCTTTTTTTAACACCTTCACTATATTGTTCAAGTTCTTCTTTCTGTGGTGCCTCTTCTTTT